GACAGTGAAATGAATCTTTCTAAAAAAGATGGAAATATTGATCTCTTAAATTGGCAGGGTGGCAATGAAGGAAACGATGGAGTTCCTGTGTTGAGAAAGGGGATTTGATATGAATCAGCGTGATAAGGATCAGAAGAAAAAAGCTCGTGAGTCTGCTGTTAGGAAAAAAGTATTGGCAAGAAGAGAAGAAATCAGAACACAAAGAAAAGAAGAGGATCGATTGGAAAAGGAATTTGAAGCCAAAGAGCTTAAGAATCTTAGTTCTGATGAAATCAAGGAAAGACTAGAACAAAATTATAAGATCTTGCAAGGTCTTTATGAAGAGATTCAAAAAAAGCAAGATCAAATTCAGGAAGAAGTTAAGCCTGTTGAAGAAGAAAAACCCTCTGATTGATTTGACTTAATAACGATTTAATACTATGTTAAAACGATAATTCGCCTGTGCGAATTATCGAGCAGTTTTTAAGCAGTCTTTTTTAAATCCGCCTTTGGTGGATGGGAGTTTGTATGTCTACAGAAGATTTAGGTTTTGATTCACTTGATGATAAGCAATTTACCGCAGAGGTAAATCGTCTTAACAAGGAAGTTGGAGGAATGGACAATTATGTCCGTCTTCCAGAAAAAGATGGTTTCGTTGCTCTACGGTTTTTGCCAAAGCTTAAAAACAAACCATTTTATTTAGCATGTCGTGTACATCGTTTGGGAGTATATCCAAACAGCAAAACAGTGTTTTGCACACGCAAATTAATTTCAACGCCCCGTGGCGACCGTTGGCTCGCAACATCCCCGGACAACGATTGCCCTATTTGCATTAAGTACAATGCACTTTGGGAACAGACCAAAAAGATGACTAACAAAAATGAAATCGAGAAGGTTCAATCTCTTGCTCGTAGCATTAAGCCAGCCGAACGCTATTACTACAATGTAATCGTGCGTTCACAAGTAAACACAAAGACCAAAACACTTGAAACAAATGTTGGTCCAAAAGTTTATTCGTGCCCTAAACAGGTGCATGAAATTGTAGTGCAATCAATTACTGGATCAGAAATTTCTGGTCGCAGGAAACTTGGTGATATTGCACATCCAGTTACTGGGCGTGATTTCAGGCTTGTCAAACAAATCAAGGGTGGTGCCTATCCTGATTATGGGCAGTCTGCTTTTGAGGATATCAGCATTCTTGGCACAGATGAACAGATCAGAAGCTGGGTGAAAAGTTATCATGATTTGGAAGCGATTCCAGTAATGCTTCCTATTGAAGAAATTCGTAAGATCTTGTCCAGCTTCCTTGATGGTGATGTCCAGCAGCCAAAAGCTGCTACTTCTACTGTGTCGGCAAGCACATCAAAGCCTTCTTCCGAAAAGGTTGAAAGCAAGATGGCAGAGGACATCGAAGGAGTTCTTGATAGTGATTGGGACACAGCTCTCAAGAACATTGGGGTTCAGTAATAAATAACTGTGGAGGTATTATGAAAATCATTACTATTATTTTGGCAACTTTATTATTTGTAAGTACTTTAGGTTGCCAAACTTCTTTTACAAGCACTTGTTGTGACATATGCAAAGTAAAATCTTGCAATTGTCATGGAAAAGCAAACAATTGTGTTTGCCATGAGGAGAATTGTGTATGTCAGCGTTAACTTTCTTTGCATCATTTTTGATTATGATGCAATCTGGAACGAATTGCCCGACATGACCATCTGCTTCTTCTAGTACTAGCCGGTCGGCGAGTACTAGAAGCTACCAGACTCAGCGACCAACATACAGACCTGCACAGTATGCTGGTAATGCTACAAGTCAAAAACGTGTGGCGACAAGACCGCAGTATCAGCCTCAGAAAAGGGTGATTAGAACAAGATAAAGACCAGACCTGTTAATTTTCAAAAGTGCTCGCTTTTTGCGGGCACTTTTTTTTTTATACACTCTTTTAATTTGGGTTAAGCAATAAATCCGGCATCCAATGACAAAAGGAATTTAATCATGGCGAAGTCTAAAAAAGATGGTTTTGACGATATTTTTACTCAAATGGCGCAAGACACTGGCGCACAAGTAGTTGCAAATCTGGACGTTGCAAAATATTTTATTGATACTGGTAATCTTGCTATTAATTATTGTTGCTCAGGCAAGTTTATCAAAGGTGGAATTCCCGGTGGAAGATTAACCGAAATTTATGGTCCTAGTGCATCAAGCAAAAGTTTGATTGGCAGTAACGTCCTTGCAGGCGTTCAAAAACTTGGAGGCATCGGTATCATTCTTGATACTGAGAATGCGATTAATGGTCAGTTCATGCAACAAGCTACCAAATGCGATATCAACAAAGTAATCAGATATACTCCTGTTACTTTAGAGGATTGTTTCGGAACAATTTATAGAGCTATTGATTATATTCGTAGGAAAAGAAAAATCGAAGTTCCGATGGTTATTGTTTATGATTCCATTTCTGTATCACCAAGTGCTAGGGAATTGAGAGAGACTCAACTTCCAGAAGGTTATTCCAAGGCTGATTTCAAGAGAATAGTAGGATCTAATGAACAGCCGGGAGAAAGAGCTAAGATTTGTTCTAAGGAACTAAGAAAGCTTAATACTGAGATGGAACAAAACGATGTTACCGTTGTTGTTTTGAATCAAATTAGAGATAAAATTGGCGTTATGTATGGAAGCCCAGAAACCACAGCTGCTGGTGGTCAAGGATTGCCTTTTTATGCGTCTTTGAGAATTAGATCACAGACTCAAAAGAAGATTGAAACCAAGATTGTTGGTTCTCAAAAGAAAAAGATTATGGGAATTAATATTAAAATTCAAAATAAGAAGAACAGGTCTTATCGTCCATTTGTTGAAGTTGATAATATTCCTTTGTATTTTGACAAAGGAATCAATCCACTTGGTGGATGCTTGGGTGCTTTGATTGACGCAAACAAGATTACGCCTCAAGGTGCTGGTAAGTTTTTGATTAATTCAAGCCTTACTAATGGTGAAGAGGTTTCGTTTAGGTCTTCTATGGAAAGAAATGATATTCCTTTGGAGATTGCATATAAATATCCAGGATTATTTGATGCAGAATCCGAGCTTGAAATCAGAAGTTATTTAGATCCTCATCTTGACGCAATCAATTATGTTTGCGATGGTGAAATCTCAGATGTTGGCGAAGATGAAAGTGAAATCGACGATCTTTTAGCTTGAGGTGAATCATGAAAACTTGCTTATTATTGACAAGTCCAGATGGTAAACAGATGCCTACCAACCAGTCAAATTATGATTTGCTGGTTGAGTTTATTGATTATTTCAAATTAACAACTCAATTTGTTAAGCTTGAAGATGAAAGCAAAATGCTGGACATTCCACAAATTGCCAGCATATTTTGTGATAGCAATTATCATTCAAATGTGGAATTTATTTCCAAGTCATCAGCTAACACATGTCCCGTTCCACAAGAAAGTGGTAATTCATCAAATTATATTCGCAAGAAAATTAAAGATCAGTTTATAAAAAACAGGATTATTACGTTTAAAGAAATTTGTAAAATGTTTGAGTCTCTTAATTATTCTTTGGCAGCGTTAAATAATCACTTTAAGATTGTTCGACAAGATCTTGTTGCAGGAGGATGGATTGTCAACAAGATCAAGAACGGTCTATATCAGCTAGAAAAAGTAAATGGTGATTAATGAACAGATTAGAAAATGTTGTTGACGCTGCCAAGCAAGCCGATTTAATGAGCAGCATTTTGGAACCTTATAGTTTTCCAAAATTTGATGCTAGTGTTGAACATGCTTTAACGCCATACAAAGTATGGCGTTTTCCACTGGATGGCTATGATATAATTGTATATTTTACCAAATCAGGTGGTAAAGATTGCAAAATATCATCATTACAAGTATGGTCTGAAGATTTCTTAATTTTACCATTTAATGTTTCTGTTAAAGTTGCTAAAATCTTTTTGAAAGAAAAAAATTTAAGTTTGTTTCTTTTGAAGAATTATGACAAACTTTTGTATTGTTGGACTAAGATGACTACATTAGATGGAGAATTGTTAAAGCCAATTGACGAATCGGTGCTAGAGAAAACATATGGAGACTTTTCTTACTTTTTAATAAAAGAAGAATTTTCTTTTTGATTCTGATCTAAATACTGTTGGGGCACAGGACTTACATCTTGTGAAATAAAAATGAGCAATCCCGTTAGTAAAGTCCAGAACAAGAGAATACAATCTTCGATAATTAAACATCTTGAAAAATATGGCACAATACAAATTAATCTTCCAGATGATAATTTGCTTGAAATAGGTGTTTTAGAAGAAGACGATCAGGGAAATTTGAAAAGAGGCGAATCTTATTGTTATGTTATCGTAAAAAATGAAATGAGAGCAACAGTAATAGACAAGTATAATTTAGGTATAAGATTTTCAGCAGATGAAAACCTTATTGTAATGGATGATAAATTTGTAGATTCTGATGGAAAAAATGTTAAAACAATTAATGTTGCTTGATTTTTAACACTAATTTAAAATGTTACAACTTTTTGGCTCTGGACTAAAACAATGAAAAAGAGCGAATCTTACAGTACACAAGTACTTCTTACAAGTGTAAACAACAAGCTTCTTGAATTCTTGTACACAAGATTCAAGTATCGATATCAGGACGATTTGGCTCAAGCATTTTCGGCTATTTCTTCCGAAAAACTGCTTGAACCTATTCATGATTCTCTAAACTGTTCGGAAGATAGCAGTAGTTTTCATTATAGAGTAGAGTGCTTGGCACAAGCTTTATCAAATGAATTTAACAAGAGAAATTTGGATGAATATGGGTTGTCTTAAGTTCTAAAGGGGGTGATTCCAGACCGATAACCCAAATTTGTCAAAACACTATGCGAACCTATGATTTAAACACATAGGTTCGCATAAAATTTTAATCCTTGAATTAATATAAAAAACGATTATGATCAATCTCTTCTACCAACAGAAGAGATTCACAGAGAAGCTAAATTATGGAAATTGTAGAAATTACTGATGCTAATCCAATAAACACAAATACATACTCTCCGCTAAAATACGATAAGTTTGAAGAATTCAATCCAGTACAAAGCTCAGTTCTCCCATTTGCAGACAAAGATAACAATTGCGTTATATCAGCTGCCACAAGTTCTGGAAAAACCGTAATTGCTGAATTTTTTATTACGCAATCTTGCTTACAACTTAATAAAAAAGCTATCTATGTATGCCCTCTAAAAGCACTAGCTAGCGAAAAATATAGTGAATGGAAAGATTCATCTCATGAATATTCATTGAAAAATATTGGTTATTTTACAGAAGGCGGAAAATCAAAAAATGATGATTTTGATATTGGAATATTCACAATAGAAGGACTTTGCCATAAGTTAATTACAAAAACAGAAATATTCAAAGATGTGGATGTTATTGTAATTGATGAAGCGCATTTGCTTGGAGCAGAGAACAGAGGACACTTCCTTGAATTCGCTTTAATGTATATCACGAAAATATGCCCTTGCAGAATTGTTTTTTTATCTGGAACTCTTGCAAACGGAAAAGAATTAGCTCAATGGTTGTGTAATTTAAACAAAAAACAAACTATTTATCTCAAAAGCACTTACAGACCAGTACCTTTAAATATACATTACAGAAAATACGAAGAATCCGACTATGATGATGGATTGCCGTCTGAATTGGTTGAATCAACTTTAAGTCTTGTCAAAAAACATCCTAATGATAAATTTCTTGTATTCGTACACAGTAAAGCAACAGGTAAAAAACTAAAACAATTATTCTTAAAATCAGGACATACAAGTGATTTTCATTGTGCAGATCTTAAATCAATTGAAAGAAATAAAATAGAGAAACAGTTTAAGAACGGTGACCTCAGAATACTTGTTGCAACAAGTACTCTTGCAGCAGGGGTAAATTTGCCTGCTAGGCGTGTTATTGTGTTTGGGGTAACCAGAGGCAAGCAATTCGTAGATAAGGCTGAGATAGGCCAAATGATGGGCCGTGCAGGCAGGAAAGGTATAGATACAGAAGGCGATGTCTACATCTTCATTCCAGAAAGCAAAAAATTCTATGCTTCAGAACTAAAGAAGATTGATCCAATCAAATCTTCTTTACTTGAAATTGACAAAAGAGACGAATATCCAAATTTAGCTTTTTATATACTTTCTTTAATATTTAGCAAAAACTATAACACAGATGAAAAATTGATTGATATTATCAAAACATCATTTGCCTGTGAGCGTGGAATGATTCATATTGATAAAATTAATAAAACTATTGCTAGATTAATATCTTTTAAGTTTATAGAAAAAAATGATAATGTTTACAATATTACTAAAATTGGATCTTTATCATGTTATTATTTTATTGATCCTTATGATTTGTTTTCTTATCAAATGAATTTTTATGGATTAATAAAAAACAATATGTTGAAAGATAGTTTAGTTTCCTACGCTCTAGCAAACATACCATCAAAGAATTCAACATATATTTCTTCTGAAGAGGCTAGTTTTTGTTTTAATTATAAAAGTAGGTTGCAGGAACTTCTAAAAGATAAGTTTTATGAATCAGCTTGTATTAAATATGGATTTTCGTATTGGTGTTTGATGCATGGAAATAATTTGGGTCCATTGGCTTATTTGAAAGAACCATTACAAAATGATATTGGTAGAATCACATCATGTTTAGCTATGATGTCTAAAATTTGTGGATGGAACAATTCAGACTTCTTTTATAATCTTTCAAAGAGACTGATATACGGTGTTCGTGTTGAATTGTTGGGATTAGTTGAAATTAAGAATATTGGTAAAATTAGAGCTGAAAAATTATACAGTAGTGGGTTTAAAAATAAACAAGATGTCATGAATAATTTAGAAAAAGCTAGTAAAGCTGTGGGTCTTACAGTTGATGTCTTAAGGGTTTCTTGTCTTCTGGACCAAAAAAGCCAACAGGATATTCAATCTTGATTGTTTTGTGTTCTCCGTCTTTTTTTTCCTCCCACATGCGTATTTGTTCTACATCCATGCCAAGTTCTAAAAAGTGGCAATTGTCTTCAGCAAATACTGGAAGTTTCATCTTTTTTTCGTTAATCAGGATATTAACTTGACAATATCCTGATTTTGGGTCATAACACAAACACGATTTGCATTTTTTTTCTTGCATTTTTTTTGAATCCTGTTATTCTTTGTTATTAAAGGAGTGTTACAATGAATAAACTAATTATAGGTTTGGCAGGACAAGCAGCAGCTGGAAAAGACACAGTTGCTGATATTTTAATTCCAGAACTTAATAAAATCGCAGGATATGATTTTGTAAGAGATTCATTTGCTGGCAATGTAAAGAAAATTTTCGCACAAGCATTTCAGGTTGATCTTCCATTTATTGAATCATGGAAAAGAAGCCCTACTCCTCCTCATGGATTCTTGATCCCTGTTAGAAAAGGCCTACAACTAATTGGTGATGGATTCAGACAAATCAAATCTGATGTTTGGATTGATTATGTTCTAGAGAACCCACAACATGATATCGTTGTTTCAGATGTTCGCTATTGCAATGAAGCAGTTAACATTAAGAAAAAGCAAGGAATTAATATTGTTTTGATTAGACCTGACAAGATGAACAATGATGACAATGATAGTGAGAAGATAATTGGTCAAGTAGCTTTGCACTTTGAAAAGATGGAGTATAACGGTCCTATCACATATAATCAGACATATCCAATGTTTGATTATTTTTTGAAAAATGATGGTGATCTAGATCGATTGAGAAATAGAGTTATCAATCATTTGCTTCCTTTTATTGTTTCCAAAATGACTCGTTAGCGTTTTTTCTTAAGTGCATTTTCTGTTACGACTATAAATTCCCAATTTCTTTTTTTGCAATAGGAATTGGCAGCGGTCCATTTAGCTATATTTTTAGGCCATTTTGTTTGAGATTTGGGCTTTATCTCCCACATCTCAATTTTTCCATCGCTGTATTCTACTAAAACATCTGGAATATAAGTGTGTTTTGAACCTTCAAAGAAATATTCTATATTGACATTTTCAACTCTATAGTCTTTTACATTTGGGTTTTTTTCTAATTTTTCATAAAATTTTAATTCAAGCCCACTTCTGAAATTAACAGTTCTTTTAGTTTTTTCTGATTGGTATGTTCCTTGTTTGAATCTAGTCTTTTTATTTTTATAACAATCACGAATTATTATGGGTTTTAATTGAGCATTTGGTGGAATTTGAACACCTATGTGTTTTGTTTTGTAGTGATTGCAAAGATCTCTCAATGGAGTAAAGCATTTTGTGCAAACCACATAATCATCTCCTTCACGATGGTTTGCAAATATATGTTCTTTCATTTGTTCATGATTATCAAAACCTTCGCTACAAACAAAGCAAAGGAAATCTCTTTTTGCGTTTCTCATTTTGGCATCACAAAAATTTTATATTTGCTAGACAAAATTTTGCATATTTTGTCTAAATCTATTACTTTTACTTTGTCTACTTGATCTTTTTCAATAATTTCGGTATTATCTTTACCATTTACCAAATCGTCAAGGTTTATGGCTTCAAAATCTTCTACTCGCATAGTTCCGTCAATTGGACTTTTTAGATTGTTGAAACTGATTCTATCATCTTCTGTTGATGCATAGCATTTACCATTTAGACAAAAGTACATAATAAATCCTTTTTTATGTGCAATTCTTTCAAGTTTTGAACATACTTTTTCGTGAAGTGATTGTTTTTGTTTTTCGTGCATCAATTCACTGAAGGTCATCATAATTTTCTTCTTTCTATTAGTATATATTACAGTATGAAAACATTCCTTCAATTTATAAACGAACAAGAACAACCAGAAGATCCTAGTAAAAAACTAGCGAACGCAACAGGAAGTTTGTATTCTGTTTTAAATATAGATCCAGAAGACGTTGAAGGCGCTATTGAAAATTCATCACCATTACTTGCTCAAGGTACGGTGGAACTGCCATCAGGAATAATAGATCAGATTGGATTGGCGCAATTAGATGTAGAACCTTTAGATAATGGCAGGTATAGAATCAGTATTAAGAATGAAAACGGAAATTTGCTTTACAGAGATGGTCGTAAAGTAAAGCATATGCATTTGATTGGGACTGTTGATGAAGATACTTATAACAGAATTATGACACAAGGGCTGACTGGATGGAATAATATACCAAAGAAGACTAAATAAGGTATGGACAGGTATACATTTAAAAAATGGCTTAAACTTCGTGAAGTATCAACTTCTACTGGTGATGTTGCTGGCTATTCTATGCCAATTGGTGGAATGGTAGGAAGAAGCTTTCCTCAGTTTTACAGTGTTGGAGATCATGGTCTAGCTGGACCACTTCAAGATTTAATTGCGCCAGTTCATAAAAAACGAAGACGTAAGCATAAATAATATGAAGACTTAGGTTTTCCCCCTATATTAAATAATAACATTACATAATATAAAAATACCTATAACTTATACTATAATTCTTAGGGCAGTGTTCGCACTGGGGTTCTGAGAGGTTTCCTGAAAACCTCTCTTTTTTTTTGCCATAATCATTTTTTTAAGCTAAGTTAAACATAACAAGGAGATGTTATGGACGCACTTGATTTAGTTCCTGTTAAAGAGATTCAATGTCTTGATAAAGGTTTTGTAAAACTGATTGATGTGATGCCAAGGATTGTTCCTGATGGGCAGACATGTGATTACGCCATAGCACAAATGGCAAGGGTAAGTTATGGGGCTGGAACCAAATCTGTAAGTGAAGACAAGGGATTAATTCGGTATCTTCTCAGGCATAGCCACACATCTCCAATAGAAGCAATTGATTTTAAATTTGCAATGAAAATGCCTTTATTTATAGCTAGACAAATGTTTAGGCACAGAACCAGTAGCGTGAATGAGATTTCAGGAAGATATTCAGTAATGAAAGATGAGTTTTATATTCCTGCTGTTGAAAACTTAAGAAAGCAGTCTACCACCAACAAGCAAGGTGGAGATGAATTACTTGAGCAAGATATTGCTCAAGATTTTGTAGACAAGATTGATTTGAATTGCAAAGATTGTTATTCTATTTATTTGCAAATGCTTGATGCTGGAATTTCCAGAGAGCAAGCTAGAATGATTTTGCCATTAAATTTGTATACAGAATTTTATTGGAAGCAAAATTTACATAATCTTCTGCATTTGCTGGCATTGAGAGCAGATTCTCATGCACAACAAGAAATTAGGGCTTATGCTGAGGCAATTCTTAAATTGATTAGTCCCTTGGTTCCTTGGACGATAGAGGCTTGGAATGATTATCATCCAATGCGTGGAGCCATGAAGCTTACAAGTCTTGAGAAGGATGCATTATTTAATTCAGACATTGACGGTTCTAGTGTTTTGGATATTGATTCAAAAAATCAAAGAGAAGCACAAGAGTGGTGTTCTAAGAGAGAGCATTTGTTTAAAAAAATTATCTGACGCTCAATTAACTTAAAGAGGTGTTTTATGGCATGTCATAAAGGTTTGAATTTTTTCAGATGGAGTGTTATTGGTATGACTAGTGCAAATTTGTTTCTTGCTTTTTTTATTAGTCTTCGTTTATGGAGTTTGGATTATAAAGTTGAAAATTTTTATGTAACAGACAGTATGTTGCGTAAAGAATTAGTTGATAGTGCTTTTGCGGTTGGTGCAGGAAATTGGAAGTTTGATAAATCTACCAAGCTTGAAATTGTTGACACCAAGTATACTGGTTACGAAAATATTTTATTTGTAGAATTTAATGACGAAAAGACTTTGGAATTACCTGAAGCTAAATTTAGTGAAGGTATTGAGCAGATTGAAAATAAAAAATTAAAATTTAAGATAGATGGACTTTTGAAAATGATTTATGTCAAAGTGAAAGATGTTCCAATTTGCACAAATATTAGTATTATTGAATTTAAGTCTTTGAAAAATTAAGATTATTAATAAATAAATTATGATTACATTTAAAGATTATTTGGAACACAATCACCCTGAAGTTCTTGATGAAGCATGGTGGCACTCGCTTTTAGCTGGAGCCGCATTAGTAACAGGTTTTGCTGGAGGATCTGCTAGATCTGCTATGCCTGAAATACCGACAATTTCCAGTGTTAGAGATATTAAAACTCAAGCAAAAGAAGAATTCAAATCTCTTCAAGCTACCGTTAACAGAACTTTAAATGAATATTTAGAACAGTATACAAAAGACAGGTTGAAATCAGATGCCAATTTTTCTATCAGATCCTTTAAACAAGCATTTTTTCAAAAATTCACTAAATTAGTGAAAGATGGAGATGTCAAATTAACAATAAGTCGATCTTCTACAGACAGGGCAATGATTAACATCAGACTTGATTGTGGGTCAGATACCAGATCTGGAGATGCTAGACATGGTCAAACTTCTGATCAAATGAATGTATTGAAGCCAATGGTGAAAGTTATTTTTGATAAAATCGTAAGCGAAATTACCGGAAACAGTAGTCCAACAAATGTAAGCCCGGAAAAAGTAGTTGGTGGCGGGGTTGGTGATTATAGACTAGATCCCCTATATATAAAACAACTTCAAGATACACCTCCACCTGGATTGACGAAATACGATCCAACGCATGTGTTGGGTAGAACTAAAAAATGATTACAAAATAATATAATTTGTTTGAGGCAACATGGCGCAAAATAAATTAAAATATATTGTTTTGGGATCATGGAGAACAGGATCTACTGTTTTGCATGAATCTTTAGAAAAACATCCAGATATAAAAATAGCTTATGAAATATTTCATGAAGACTCTTCTATAAATACAAGTGGAATGATTGATATTTCTGATGTTATGAACAATCTTTTCGGAAAAAGAAAGTTTGATATTGAGAAAAGTCCATTTTATTGTAAATATCACAAATCAAATCATAGTGTTTTATCTCAATTGCCTGGAAATTATCTTTGTTTGAATCAGCCTTTATATAAAATGGTTGATTATGTATTTGAAAAATTTAATGCTTTTAAAATTATCTACTCTCAAATTAACATTAATGATAACATATGGAATTATTTATCATTAATTAAAGATCTTAAAATAATTAATACTGTTAGACAAAATTATTTTGAAATATTAGTTTCTGTATTGCTGGCATATAAAACTAACACATGGCAAAAAACTGAAATAAATCAAAAAATATTAGATGAAAAAATAACAATAGATAGACATCTTTGCGATGCTTTTTTTTATTTAACAGAATTTGAAACAGAACATTATACATCATTATTTTCTGACCACGACAATATTACAATTGATTACAATAGTCTGTTTTCTTGGGATTCGACAATTGAAAAAGTGCAAAAATTTTTAGGTGTTAGGCATGTTAAACTGCCAAACAAATACTATAAAAGAACAGATGAAAAAATTAAAAATTTGGTAGAAAATTACAAAGAATTATCTGATTATTTCAAAAATACAAAATGGAAAAAATTCTTTGATATAAATATTTTATTATAAATAACAGTTTTGTACAAAAATTTAATTTTAATATATTTTTTTTAATTTTAAATTTTTATAAATATTAGAATTTCCAAAAGAATTTACAAAATATTTATGTGTAAACTTTGTTTTATCCATATTTGTTAAATATAAATAAGTTTTTATTATGTTTTCTATGTTTTTTAATTTATCCGCAGCTTCTGATAAATTTTCAAAATAAAATGGATATTCTTCACCAAGATATTCAACTACAGCTGGTAATTTTCTGACTAATATAGGTGTGTTTCTAATTATGCATTCTATTATAGCAGTGTTGGCTGATGTATCATAAAAATCAAGAAATACCAAGTTTTCAGAAAGAAATATATCATATTCTTGATTGTTCACTCTATTCAGTTTTGTTACAGTCTTGTTGTTTGTGTGCTTATCTGAACATGGGCCACTTTTTAACCAAAATTTTGGATATATTGGAGAATTTAATTGATCGAAAGACTCGAAATTTCTTAACCAATGACCTATTAATATTATTTTTTTATTTTTATTTGAACTAAATTTTGATAAATCAAATTTTAAATCACTATTTGTTGTTGGATAAAATAATGAATTAACAGGAACTTTTACTTTATCTTCAAAATATTTTTTGCAATATTCTGATAAAACAAAAATTCCTTGACAATATTTAGAACTATCAATCCATGTTTTGCTAGTTAAAAAATTATCAATACAAATTGTTTTACCATATAATTTATGTAAATGTGGTGGATGCTGTGGAGTGTTATGCATAAACGCAATCCAAGGTTTAGTTATTGTAATGTCTTCTATAACTTCTGTTTCTATATTCGAATAAAACCAAACTCCATCTGAACATTCAAAATTTGTTTTAATACAATCAATAACTTCTTTCCATCCATGTCTATGATGATCCCAAAAAATGGGATTTTTCAAAAATATTTTTTTTTCAAATGCCATAGTTTTATTTACAACAAACTAATGCAAATTTTATTGTGGTATTTATGGTGATTTCTATTCAATTCAACAAAATGATAAATATCATGATTTAACCAGTTGCACATTGGTGAATAAGAGTTATTATTTTTAAGAACTCCATCTGGATGTAAAATCAAAATATCTTCCTTGTTCAGAACTGAAAAACTTAATTGTGATTTTATCAATAACGAAATCAAACCTTGTTCATCTGCCGAATCTATATTTTGTAGTGATCCATGTTCTTTCCAGATTTTAATAATGTTAGCTTCTAAATCAAATCCAGATGGAAATCCTAATAATCCTGCATTAAATTTTTCATATTTATTAAATAAATGTTGAAATCTACCAAAATATTGGACATCATCTTCACATATTAAAAATGAATCATTGTTAAGAAAATTTAATATTTTATTATTTTTTCTTATAAAAACAATATCATTATCAATGAAGAGTTCTTTTTTTGAAATGTTTATTCTTGCAGGTGTGTATTTCCAAATGCTTCCTGATCCTTCAAGTATTGTGTTTTCTTGTTTTATAAATTTTACGTCTATATTTAAATTTATTTCTGGTTTTGCAATATTGTTATAGCAAATATAAAAATCAAAATTTTTTCCATAACAATCAACAAATGATTTAATTGATTTTTTTAAGCAAGATAATCCTTGCTTGCTAACACTACCTATTGTCCATCTGACAATAGTATTATTTTCATTTTCCAAAGAACTTCAGCAATCTAGATTTTTGTTTTTCTTCTAGTTTTTTGCATTTATCAAATGATTTTTCATTTTGTATAAATTTGACTAAAGTGTCTTTGCTTTCTTTTAGAAGAACTTCGTTTTCTTCATCAAATAAGCCTAAGTCTTTTGTAACAGAACTTACACTATGACAAGAGAAACAATTATCTTTAAGTATCTTTTCACATTCTTTCTTGTGAACAACTTTAAGTTTTGAATCAATTTCTTCACTGTCTAGCTCAGAAATTAAAGCCTTCAAGACTTCCTTGTCTTTATCTTTTGATGAAGGTTCTTTAGCTACAGGTGGTTCCTGTGCAAACATTGCAGAACAAAACAACAAACTAAAAGCTGCGAAAAATCTCATCATTTATCCTCGTCAATTGCCTTTTCAACCGCATTAATCAAAGCCTCAAGAATCTTCTGACCATACTTTTCAAAAATGTAAGGAAGCAATTTTTCAACAACAACTTTCAATAAATTACTGCTAATCTTATCTTTGTTGCTGTCTCTAATCAAAGCATCGATAAACTCGCTATCCAAATCTGCAAACCCAGCTTGACCTTGAGCAGCAAGATTTGCAACCATCTTCTTTTTCGACAACAAAGAAATAAAGAAATCCATTACAAATGGACCAAACAGTCTGAAACTCTCAAAAATAAACGAAATTGAGAAACCATTACGAAGACCTTCTGTAACCGTAGAAAGAACATCAGGTCCATACTTTTGTAAACATTCTGCTAAAAATTCTGGAGAAGCACCCATCTTGAGTGCTTCTTCTTGCATAACATCAATATCAACTCCATCCATTGGAGTCTCGCCAACCATGCCAAATCTTTCAAAATCACTCATTTGTTATACCTTTACAGTAGGAACATCATCTTGAGTGTTTGGATCTTTAGGATCGTCAATCACTCCTTGGAATGCAAAGCAATCTAATCTACTATAGTAAGCAAAATGTTCTTTTCTTACATAACAATAACCATTCATTCCAAAATTACTTCCCCAACTATTCTGCAACTTAACAAGCCAGCCATACTTGCTATGTTTCTTAAGCCCACAAGCCAGCATAGAATGCCCGCCACCGCCTCCATTTGGAAGAGGGGAGATTCCCTCTGCATCTACTTTAGAGAAGTTAGAACCCACAAGAATGCCAATATTAACGACAAAGCCAATACTCAAGGCAGAACATACTTCTTCAAACGTAGTGCAACGATAAGCTTTCTCAAGTTTGAACCTAGCTGCATTATCATAAGCTGATTTTGTCAAACTATTCTTGTAGTAAACCCTATCACTAGGAAATGCGCCAAGTTCGCAAATACCATACTTTTTAAGCATGTCAAGGCTGTTTGAGATATATGCTCCGGCATCTTGTCCGCCATTAATTAAAGCATAATGAAAAAATGGATTGAAACTTTCAACCACATCTTGTCTTTGTTTGTACAATATCTCCATACCAGCAGCTGTAGCATGAGCAACACAACTACTTGTGGATTTTTGGTTCAAAATCCTATGACCTTCCCAAGACATATCAATTTCTTGAAGCGTCCCAGAAAATCCTTGACCACTCTCTGAAAAATATGGAAAACTATCATCAACAGGACTAAGTTGATGAGAAAGAACACGATAATATCCGTCGAAATAAATTGATGGGAAACTCATATCAATCTCCTTTAGTGATTTTTGTCAATACATCAAGAACTTCTTTTTCTGTTTTAGGAATCGCACTATAATGCAAAACTGTTCCATCTGAACTTTGAACAATAAACAAACTATTACCTGTTTTTTCAAGTAAAGTATCAAGCTTTTTGTTTTTTACAATAGGACTGGCAATATCGTAAACTTTGTAATAACTCTTTGTTTTAGTAATTTCATCACGAATAGGTTTTGAATTCAATATTGCTGCTAATTCTGAATTAGAATTGTTAAAATCAAACAAGAAAGTAACATGTAAGCCTTCTTTTACAACAACAACTGGCTTTACGGGATCAACAGGATCAACTGGTTTTGTCCCTTTGACAGTAATTGAAGTTTTAGCAAATTCAGTTAATTTACTATCAACAAGAGAAACAGCAAAAATACTTACAGTTCCTGATTGTGGCACAGCAACAACAAGACTGTTTGTTTCTTCATTGGCCACATATTTAACTTTGCTCTGACTAACCACAAGCCATTTGACTTTTCCTTTTGATTTAGCTTGCACAAGCATAAAGCCTTCAGAATTTTCAACTATAATATCTTCAGGAAGTTCTAAACCTTCAACTTTTGCTGATAATGTTGTTGTAGGAAGAGGGTTGCTTACTGTAGGAATCGGAATTTGAGCAAAAGAAACAGTCGCAAAAATCAAAATACTTGCAATACTAGCCAAAATTCTCATATTTCACCTCACTTTAAATAAGTGTATAATAATTATTCTGTTTACATAACTTCAATTTTTCTTATGTCTTCTTCAGTTAGATAAACATAGTTTCCCATCTCATCTATCATCATTTTTATTAATAAATTTCTATTATCAATATTATTAATTTTACTTATGCTAGAAATTCCTCTTAATGGTCTTACGTTTCTCTCCCCTTTACTTTCCAGATAAGATTCTACATTGTGTAAGATTGATACAAAGTCATCAATATCATTAATTTTATCTTTATCTATAATATATTTTTTAACTGTTTTGCTTTTTATTAAATGCTTTTTTTGTTCTAAATTCATTGGAATTTCTCTTCCAGAGCCTTCACCTTCTCTAAACAATATTCTTCTTAAATTTTCAGAAAGATTTTGTTTTACATATGCTGAAAACCTTTTAGCTAATGTTTCTTTAGCTGATATGAAGTCACTGTGTAATTGATTTATTATTCCAAAACCTTCTGTTATATAAGGTTCGCTTGTTTCGTTTTTGTTTAAACATGCAATTAACGCATCTAATGATTTTGTGTTATTTCTTCCACGGATTGGAAATTCATTGTTGATTTTCTCATGAATTTCACTTGTGTTACTAGATTTTAACATTACATCAAATTGCTGTTCGAGTGGGTCTTCTTCAATTTCTTCAGGCGTTAGAGAATCCTCTTCTTTAGTTTCTTCTTCTTCAGTTGCTGGTGCTGTGACATTTATAAATTCGGCATCATCATCTTCGTCTTCACCATCTTCTTCTCCTTCTCCATCTTCTCCTTCATCATCTTCTTCTCCTTCTCCATCTTCTCCTTCATCATCTTCTTCTTTTGTTTCTTCTTCACTACTTTCTTTTTCTGGTTTTTCTTCTTCAGGTTCTTCCACTTCTATTGGTTTTTTCTTACCGGAAGTAGGAGCAGTTGTTTCTGGCTTTGGAACAATTGGGGCCATTCCAAAAACTCTATGGTCAATGTCTTGTTCGGCATTTTTTCTTAACATTGTTACGATTCTAACAGCTGCAACTTCATTTCCTGTAATTCCAATCAAACTGTCAAGGAACTTTTCGTACGCCAATTGAAGTTGCTTTTTCAAAGTTATAGTTGCTGAATTCAGACTTCTTGTACCCAAACCAGCCCTAAATCCATGATACATGCCTCTTAATGCACCACCAATACCACTAAGAAAGCCGCTGCTGCTAAGATTGCTGTATTCATTGAACAAACTCTTGTTCTTTATTTTGATAGCAAGAGATATTAGATCAGAAGGATGAATTTGTTTTTCTTCCATAAATGAAATAAAGTCTCTATTAGCTAGCTCTTTTGAAAATTTGAAAAATGCATTCATTTGATAAAATCCTCTTACTATATTTAAGCATGCACGAATTATTTAACGAATTACTCAACAAAAAAATAACTATTTCAGTGGTTGGTGACACACTGATTGATGAATTTTATAAAGTAAATGTAAATAGAATCAGCCCAGAATTTCCAATTCCTGTAATGCTTTCAAATAGCGGCAATCCATATAAAACAGTGTGTGGAGGAGCAGCAAACGTAGCAAATCAGTTCAAATATTTTAATATTGACACCAAATTGGTATCTTTTTTGAACTTTTATGCAAAAGAACTATGTGATGCAGAAGGAATAGATATTAGTCATTCACATGAGTGTGATACATGTCAAGTGCCTATAAAGAAGAGATTTTATCATGATGATCATCCAATTATGCGATGGGATGTAGAAGCGAAAAATTATGGTGTTGATAATCTTGCACAACAATTAAAAAATTTAAATCCACCCGAATCAGATGTTGTTATTTATTCTGATTATGATAAAGGTCTATTTACCAAAAAATTCAACATGACAGGAAATGGAATTTCGTTAGTTGATCCAAAAATAGATGTTTCCTTATGGAATAAATGTTCTGTATTTAAACCAAACTATCATGAAGCAGTTAGAATAACCGGAGAGAAAGATATAAAAAAACAAATTGATAAAATTATCAAAAAATTAAAATGTGAACAAGTTGTTATTACAAAATCTGGTGAAGGAGTTTTTGGTTATTCAAAAGAAGAAGGATATGTTGAAGTAATACCTGAAAATGAATTACCAAAGCCAGTTAGTGTGTCAGGAGCAGGAGATGCGTTTGCTGGATTTTTAGCTATGGGTTTAGGATGTGGATTTAGCCTTAAACAATCTATGACATGGGCATTTAACGCTGGAACTATTTATGTATCTAACAAATACAATCAACCACTTTGTATGGCAGATTTTTTGCGTAAAGAAAAATATGTTAAAAATTGGGAATTCCTTGCAAATAGAAACTTTAAGTTGGTTGTAACTGGTGGTTGTTTCGATGTGCTTCACAAAGGACATATGCACAGTCTTAGAGAAGCTAAAAAGCATGGAGATAGACTTTGTGTAACTTTGAATTCTGATGAAAGTATTAAGCGGTTAAAGGGACCAAAGCGTCCAATCATGCCATTAGAATCAAGAATTGAAGTACTGAAATCTTTAGAATTCGTAGATTATATTGTTGTATTTGAATCAAACACACCTGAAGATGTTTTGAAAGTATTAAAACCAGATGTCTATGTTAAAGGAACTGATTATAAAAACAAAGAACTACACGGTTCTGAATATGTGAAACGTGTAGTTCTTGTTGATCTCGTTGAAGGCTATTCAACTACTAAGTTTTTGGGAGGCGGTTAATTATTTTTTTTATTCTTATTTTTTTTGTAAAATAGATTTCATTTTTTGATAATCACCGTTATGTATAAGATATAGACAAGCGCCATTATAAGTCGAATACCGCCCACGTTTCATAAAAATTTTAGGCAAACTTTTAACTTCTTCGTCCATTAAAATTCTTCTGTGGTCTGTATGATCCGTCTTTGGAAAATCTTGTACCAAGATTATTTTAAGATCATCTTCGGTCAATTCTTGCAGTCCTTTATGTTTAATACACATTCTATACAATGCTAACTCTGTTAAATAATCACTATGAAGTTGATTATTGTCCTCTACAGCAAACATTTTTTTAATTTTTGATAAAGGTTCGTCTAGGTTAACTTTTCCGTCGTCAACAAGTTTTTGGGCTTCTTCAGCAGCAGTCTCCTCATCAGTCTTCAAATCATCAAGATTATCTGCCCCCATCAGAAACTCAAGCTCATAAGTATCCTCATCAGGAATCTCTATATATTTCGAATCATCATCTAGATCAAGCAAGGCAGAAGTTTTTAAAGCTGATTTATAATCAGCGTTTTTTGGATCAAAATAATTTTGTTTTTTATAATATTCAAGCAATGTTCTTATGGGCTTATTATGCAGATCATTATCATCCAGCTCTTTCTCGTATTTAGAATCATTAGCATATTTATTAAATATGTAAATTAAATCATTTTCATTAAAATAATTTTCTTCGACATCATTGCCTACTATGCCTTTTTTTATGTACTTAAAAATTAGTTTTCTATGATCTTGATCTTCTGGTACAAGTCTTCTTGACTGAGCATATCTATTAATCATTTCTATACCGGATTTATCTTTATTCTTGGAATAAGGACTTATAAGACGGTTATTATAAATTACTTCAAAATTTGTTTTACTTTCTCCATAGATTCCACAAAAAACAGCTTCTAATTCTTCCTTTGATAAATTATAAGGTTTATAATGATCATGATAAACTTCTAGAATGTTATCTTCTAGTATAAATCTAATAATATAATTTATATTACCTTCATCAGGATGAGCTACAGATTCTAATGCATCATATAAACTTGGTTTTTTCAGGTCAAGTTCATCTAGTGCATATTTTTTATGAGGCTTTACAAATTCAAAAAGTTTTTTCAAATTCTTGCTATGGTTAATAATTGCTTCATATCTTTTTTGTTGTTGCTTTTCTTGTTTATAAGCTACTGGTTTCGTATCAGTGTAAATTTTTGGTAAAATATTACTTGCAAGTTCTTTTTTTATTTTGTTTTGAATATTAGTAAAATAATTTTCTAGTGCAGCTTTTTCTGTATTTGATACTGATATTTTACTCTGAATTTCAGTAATTTTTTGTTTTATTGAATTTGTTATCCTGTTAAAAACTAATTGTAAGTTATTTTTTTGTGTTAGTTTTGTCCCAAAAAGTTCTTCACTTCCATATTTTACGTTTGCTGTTGTCGATGTCGATTCTTTAATAATATTATTTTTTAAAATATATTCATGTAAATACTCTTGTGTATTTTTTGGATCAAACAAAACAGCTGATGACAATTTAGATAATTCAAATTTGTTGCTATTATTTTCTAGAAAATTTTTAAATGAATTATGTGATGTGTTTTCATTAAACGTGTCCTTAGTATCTAAAAATTTTATTAATTTTTCTTTTATATTTTTAAGCACAACATAATAGTTTTGAGCCATTCTTGCTTTTTTTTCATTAGCAAAATGTTTTGATAATTCTGTTCCCATTTCAAAAACTTTATTAGTTACAGTAGCTTTTAGTATTGTTTTAAATTTTTCTTTATTATCATCAATAATTTTTTTGGCGGCACTAGGAACAGCACCGGCTGGAGCAGCAGGTTTTGGTGCAGCGGGTGCGGTTCCCGGAGGTGCGGCAGGGCGAGGAGCACCGGGTGCAGCGGCAGCACCGGGAGGAGCAGCAGGTCTTGGTGCAGCGGGTGCGGTTCCGGGTGCAGTGGCACTTTCAAAAATATTTGCAAGTATATTACTGTTATATTCGTTTAAAAAATCAAATAATAAATTTTCTATTGATTTTTTTTCTTGAAGTTTTACAAGAATTTTTTGAGCGTGGTTGTTAATAAATGAATCAAATCTTGTAATACTCATATTTTCCTTTGCATTTCATTATTTATGATCATGGTTCAAATGTTTAATCATATCTTTCATAAATGAACAATAATGAAACTGCATTACACAAAATGTAGCAGCGCCAGAAAAGAATCCAATTGCTAATGCTGCAAAAATAGTAAGAAATGTTTTCATCTGTAAAACCTTTCAATAAATTGTTTGAATGTTCCAATATTGTTTTTTGTCCAATCTGTTATATTATCTGAATCGGTTGGGCTACTTGAAGGGAATAAACTTCTTTGTATTGGGTCGTTATTCATCATTTCTCTACGTTGTTCTGGTGTGGCATCAAGGAAACTACCTTTTTTGTTTTTACTAAGAATAGAATTATAGTAAGTTCTTTCGTCTGGTGTTAATGTCTCCTTCTGTTTCTTAGATTTATGTTTATTTTTCTTAATTGGTCCGGGATTAACATCTGGATCAACATCTGGATTAACAACTTTTGTTGTTGGTGTTGCGCTTAAGTCTGGCAAGCTTCTAACAATGTCAACTTTCATATTCGACCAGTCTGGATCATCATTATCATCTGTCAAACTTTTAACTGGTTCATTTACTACAATTTTAGCTTCCAAATTATCAGGTTCAGGTTTTTTTTCTGGTGTAATTTCGATTTTTACGTCTTTTGTAATATCTACAGGACGGTCTAAAGCTGCGACTACAACGGCATCTAATGCATCATCCGTAGCAACGGTAGTACCTCTCACTGTTATCATATCCATTGTTGTATCAGAGTACCAAGCAATACGCCTGCCTCCTCCTTCTCTTGCCTTTATATCAGCGAGTCCTGCGATTAATTCGTCTCTATTTTCTGGTGGAGGCGGCAATAGAGCTGCAAGTTTTTTAAGTTTTTCTTTGTGTATACTCTCAATAGAAGCATCCTTGACAAGCTGATCAACAGTAAATGAAAATTTAAGTTTTTGGCGATCATTCATTCTATTTCTTCCATCTGTCAGTTTATTAAGAAGTGCTGCAAAAGATACATGTTTTACACCAAGTTTTTCTCTTGTAAATTGGCTGATGATTGAATCTGCTCCTTTTTCATAATCTCCACTCAATGCTGCTCTTTTGGCTAATTCTGCATTATATTCTTCATCAGTAAATTCTGTTTTATATTTTAGTTTGTAGTTATCAATATGGTTGTTGATAACTTTTGTTAAATGATCCAGCATTGATAGAGTTGCTCTAGCTTTGGCTTTTTCTCCTGGATCATCATGTTTTTCAGTAGCTCTAAGAAAATATCCAGCCTTATACTGTGCTTCTTTGATATGTTTTTTCAATTCTTCTTTAACCGTATTAAACAATTCGTCATGTAGCTTCATTCTTCTTTTTTGATCTTCTGGAGTAAATGTTTTTCTAGTAATAATTTTCCCCGGATCAGCAGGGTCAATTATAGCTTCATTCAAGTTGTTTAATTTTCTTGATATTATGTTTACAAATTGATTTAGATTATTCCAATTCTTATTTTCAAGAACTGGTCTTAATATGTTTCTAACAAATACATAACCAGAAATTCCTCTACTTGCTGCAACTTCAAGCAAAGAAACGAAATTTTCTATTTTATTTCTTTTTGACAAAAAACTGTTAAATTTATTATTCATAAAAAATTTCCTAATATTCGACCATTGAAAATATATATCAATATGATGATGACATTTAAAGAATTTGTTGAAAAATTCAATGAAGCTGTGCCAGATCCAAAAGAAGTAGAGAAGAAAGTAAATAGGTATGCACAAGATCGAGAAGTTCAAGATGTTGCAGATAATCCAAATGAATTGACAAAAATAGTTAAAGAAAAGGAAATTAAAATGAAAAAAGCTGTTAGTGACGCTATTAAGAAGGCTCTTGCGAGTGTTCCTCCTACACCATGATTACTTTCAGAGAATATGTTGAGTTACAAGAAAAGAACCATAATGGTCATGGTGGAGACAGAAGCACATACGGAAGTCAGATCAAACGTATGGTTCCCAAAATTATTCCATCACCCAATCGAGTATTTTCGCCCAGAAAACATTTCAAAAATCATAAGAACAAACTCTTTAAGTTTTGATGAAAGTTCTGTTTAAACCAAAAATTGATTACATACCAAATTTAGGCATAATTGTCCCTGCTTATTATCCATATAATTTAATTTCTTACTTCAGTTGGTTTTCTTTTGCTAAAAATCTCCCAAATATAAAACCTGTATTTTTTGTTTATGGCTATCCAAATTTTGATGTAATACCTTGGGCAAGAAGACTAAAATTTAAAATAATACATCTAGAAACAAATTTTGATGTAGACCATATTCAGAATATGATCAAATGGCAAGAGTCATACATAATTGCTTTTTCTAATGTTTTCTGCTTGAGAAGATTTAATATAGACCAAGAAATATTTTCAAAATATCTTGTCATAAATGGAAAAAATAAGCCAAAAATAAATATTTGCAATAAATTTTTTGAAAAATCTGGAGAATTATTTTATATCTCTGATGTTGATGCTAGAGATATTGCATACAGAGCTATAAATAGTAAGGATGCTTTTGACATATTGGATAATTGTAATAAAATACGCTTATCAAATATTGTTAAAGAATCTTTGATTTTTAGACCACTGATCGAAAAGGAGTTATGCCATGAAACGATTCAATTTTGAACGATATGGCGACGATGATTTCGATGAGGACAATCCAGAGGACTTCGGAGAAGATTCTAAGGATCACCCTGATCAAGTTGTAGATTCGCAGCTAATTGCTCTCCAGATTGAACAAAACTTTCTTTTAGAGCAGGAAATAAACGAAAAGATACTTGTTGATAGCATCAATCTATGCAAATCAAGTATTTTTTGGCGATTCAAATCAATGAAAAATAAATTGCAAATTATTAAAGAAACATATGATGGTTTAAGAAAAATTCTTGAAGATTAAAAAGTTTCTAAAAATTAATTAAACCTTTAGTTGCTTGCTCAAAATTTTGAGCAAGCAACTTTTATTTAATGTTAACTATATTATTTGAACAAGTCAAAACTTGTAAAATCCAGAGGATAAAATTTGCCTACATATATATTTGGCTGTAAGAAATGTAAAAATGAATACGAAACATTCACCAGATTCGATGAAACTGGTAAATATTCAGATGTAAGTTGCCCTAAGTGTAACTCAAAATCAAAGAAAAAATTAATCACTTCTGCCCATATTAAATTTGCTCAACCAAAAGATACAAGCAAATTTGATAATTTTAATTATAGGGCTGGATATAATTTGGAACAAGCCACTGATTTAAGAAGGAAAGCCGAAGCTGCTTCCCATATGGGAACAGCACCATACAACCCAATTGATGATATTAGCAGCGGAAAACACTTTGGTGAGGTGCAGTAACATGGGAAGACTCAGCGCATTAGTCGAAAACACAACAACACAAGATTTTGAAAAACTACACGAAGAAATCAGTTTTGATGAATATCTTGATAAGTGTTATGCAAATCCAAAACTTGTCAGAAACTCATTTCAAAGAATTTATGATATGATTGTTTCTGAAGGAACAAATGAACTCGAAAGATATCGCAAGAAAGTCGTTACATATAAATTTTTTGAAAATCATCCACAAATTAAAATTTTCGGTATTGAAGAACAATTAGAAGCACTTGTAAGCCACTTTAAAGGCGCAGCAGGCGGCTTTGGACCAGAAAAGCGTATTCTTCTTCTCTGCGGTCCAGTAGGTTCATCCAAATCAACTATTCTTCGCCTTATCAAAAGAGGCCTTGAAGCTTACTCACGCATTGATGATGGCGCTCTTTATACCTTCAAGTGGGTTAACCTTCCAGCAGGAGCAGAAGGTATCTATACTAGTGATAATTGCTGCTGCCCAATGAATGAAGAACCACTCAAACTCATTCCTATTGAAATCCGTAAGAAAATTCTTACAGATCTTAATAAAATTCTTCGTGATAAGGCTTCAGATAAAGAAAAATCTACAGTCTATAATTTGCATGTTGATGGAGAGCTTGATCCAAAGTGCAAGTTCTTTTATGAAAAATTGCTTGAACAATACAAGGGCGATTGGAGCAAAGTAATTGCCAATCACATTGTTGTGAAGAGAATGCACTATAGTGAAACAAATAGAGTTGGTATCGCATCATTCCAACCCAAGGACGAAAAGAACCAAGATAGCACAGAACTTACTGGTGATATTAACTTTGCTTTGCTCCCAACCTTTGGAAGTGACTCTGATCCAAGAACATTCAGTTTTGATGGGGAATTTCAAGTTGCCAATCGTGGCATTATTGAATTTATCGAAATGCTTAAGCTAGAAGTAGCATTTCTTTACGATCTTCTTGGTGCATCTCAAGAACAATCTGTAAAGCCTAAGAAGTTTGCTCAAATATCAATCGATGAAGCAATTGTTGGTCACACAAATATTCCCGAATACGAAAAACTTAAGAACAACCAATACATGGAAGCTCTAAAGGACAGAACTGTTAAGATTGAAATTCCATATCTTCTTGAATGGCAGAACGAACTTAAGGTGTTGGAACAAGATTACAACAGTGAAAAGATTGCTCAACATATTGCGCCACACACACTTGAAATTGCTGCTCTTTTCGCAGTTCTTACTCGTCTTGATGAGGATAAAGACAGCAAGATCAGCCTTGTAGAAAAGGCTGAACTTTACGATGGCAAGATGCTTCCGGGCTGGACAATTGATCGTGTTAAAGAACTTAAAGAAAAGAATCCACAAGAAGGCATCAGTGGTCTTTCTGCTAGATACATTCAAGATAAAATTTCAAGTACTTTGAGTAGCAGACACGATTATATTAATCCATTCATGGTTCTCAATGCTCTTAAGAGTGGATTGGAATCACACAGTCTAATTACTAATAAAGACATTGTTAGAAAATATCAAAACTGTATCACTCTTACAACCAAAAAGCTTGATGATATTCTCAAGCACGAAGTACAAAAAGCTTTGGTTGGCGATGAAGAAGCTATTGTTAGACTTTGCTCAAACTATATTGACAACTTGATGGCATATATCAACAAGTCAAAGATCACTAATAAAATCACTGGAAGAGAAGAGAGTCCAGATGAAAAACTAATGCGAAGCATTGAAAGCAAGATTGATGTTCCTGAAGCAACCTGTGATGATTTCAGACGTATGATCGCAGCTTTTATTGGCGATCTTGCAATCAAACAAAAGATATTCCGTTGGGATAGCAATGCCCTTCTCAAAAAAGCTTTGGAGGCAAAACTCTTTGAAGACACTAAAGATCATATTAAAATTAGCGCATTCTCTAGTGGCGCAAGCACTGTTGACGCTGATGTTCAAAAGAAAATTGATGCAGTCAAACAAAGACTCATTGAAAAATATGGTTATAACGAGCAATCAGCCACAGATGTCCTCGAATATGTAAGCTCCATATTTGCAAGAGGTGATCTGGCTGATGAAGAATAATACAGAGGAGTAATGATTTTTATGCCGTATAATTATAATTGCAAACAATGCTTGAAAAAGTTTGCCCATAAAGATAAAAATAAAAAATTCTGCTCACAGAAATGTGTAAAAGAGCATAGTAAAAAAGGGATTAATTTAATTTGTTTTAATTGCGAACAAATTGTTTATGTTTCAGAGTATCGTGCAAAAAAATACAAAAAAGTATTTTGCAGCTTGGATTGTAGTAGAAGTTGGCAGGTGAAAAGAAGACCAACAAGAATTTGTGAAAATTGTAAGATTTTTTTCAAAAAAAAATCAAGATCAAACGCTATGTTTTGTTCTTTGGCTTGTAGATTAAATTCTGATTACAATATAAACCAATTGGCAAACATGCGAAAAAAACAATCTCATCATAAAATAAATAATTTAGAAAAAAAAGGATATAAATTGCTTTCTGATATGAAATTTGAATTTGAAATACAATGGATTTTTGGCAAAAGATTTGTTGCAGATGCTTATTTGAAAGATTACAATGCAATTGTTCAGTTTGACGGAGATTATTGGCATGGTAATCCAAAAATATTTAAAAATTTGTCAGAAATGCAGCAAAAAAATAAAAGAACAGATGAAAGAGCAAATGCAGTTGCTAAAAAAGAAGGATTAAAAATTCTCAGATTTTGGGAACACGATATAAAAAACAATGAAAACTGTGTTAAAAACAAGATTTTCAAATTTCTTAAGGAGAACAAGTCTTGCCACGCCGTATAGATTCCGATCATAAGGATTTTAGAGATATCGTAGGCGGAAAAATTCGCAAAGGACTTAGAAAGTTCATTAAAAGTGGCGAAGTTTTCCGCAGACGAGGTAAAAATGGTAAAATTACAATAAAAATTCCTGCAATTGACATTCCTCATTTCCTTCATGGAAAGAATCCAAACGGCGTTGGTCGTGGTGAAGGAAACGAGGGTGATGTCATAGGAAAGGATAAAGATAAAGATAAAGCAAAAGGAAACGAAGCTGGAGATAGTGAAGGCGAAGGAATCATCGTTCAAATCGATATGGAAGACATCCTTCAGTTTATGAAAGACGAATTAGAACTTCCAAATATTAAGCCAAAATCAAGTGCTAATATGGAAGAAGTAAAGATTAAATATAACAACATATCACTTGTTGGCCCAGAATCACTTCGTCATACAAGAAGAACCATGCTTCAAGCTCTTAAAAGGCTTTGTGGTACGGGAGAAATCAATAATCTTAAGACAGTTCCCGGATGTAAAGATCCAGTCAGATGTATCAATCCAATTAATGCAGACAAAAGATATCGTCAATTTAAAGAAATAAAAATACCATCAAGCAATGCTGTTGTGATGTTCGCTCGTGATGCAAGTGCTTCAATGGATGAAAAGAAAGTAGCAGTTGTTTCTGATATGTCTTATTGGATTGACACATATATTAGAAGTTTCTACGAAAGAGTTGAAAGATTTTATGTTTGGCATGATGTTGTCGCACATGAAGTTGATGCAAAAGATTTTTACAGAGTAAGATATGGCGGTGGAACAAAATGTTCTAGCGCACTTAAATTAATGGCAAGTCAGTTTGATAATAGATTTCCTCCTTCAAACTGGAATATTTATGTTTTTTACTTTACAGATGGTGAAAACTTTGATAATGATAACGAAGAATTTGTTAACATTATCAGGAAAGATTTTCCAGACAGTAAAGTTAACCTTGTGTCAATTACACAAATTGGATCATATTTTTACCGTAATTCAGTAGCAGAAGCTGTTGAGAAAGAAATGGTTGATTCTTCTTTGGGAAATAATGTCATAGTGACAGAAATAACACAAGAAATGCTTAATGATGAAACAAAAAGAAATGAATCAATTATTAAAGCAATAAAAGAAATACTTGGTAACGCAAACCAAACTTCTGGAGCCTGATATGTCTGATAATTTTCTGTTTGGTTCACCCGTTCTGTTTGGATCATCAACCACTCCCGGTGTACCAATTCCAGAAGAATTACAAAAACACATTCCTACTATTTTTAAAGCTTGTAAAGATTTTGGTCTTGATTTTTATCCAACCATTGTGCAAATGCTTTCTCACGATGAAATGAGCGAAGTTGCAAGCTATGGTGGATTCGCAGTTCGATATCCACATTGGAAATTTGGTGCTGAATACGAAGAAATGCAAAGAGGTTATCTTTACGGCAATCATAGAATATATGAAATGGTGGTAAATTGCAACCCATCCTATCTCTATTGTCTTAATTCAAACACGCTTCTTGATAACATTACGGTTATTGCACATGCTCTTGGGCATGTGCATTTTTTCAAGAATAATATTCATTTTTCTAGAACTAATACGAATGCTCATAATGAGCTTGCTAATAATGGGTCTAATATAAGAAAATATATTTCAAGATATGGTAATGAAGAAGTTGGTGAATTCATGGATATGTTAATGCGAGTTGAAACTCTCGTTGATACATCCAATATTTGGAAAGATAGAATTGCTAAAGATGTTGTTATAACTGATAAAAAAGAATATAAATTTCCAAAGAGAATTATAACAAATCATGATTACATGGAAGATTGGGTTAATACTAAAGAATTTATAGATGGGCAAAATAAAAAAATTCAAAGTGATGAAATGGTCAAAGACCTTGGTATTTTGAGTCATCCTGAGACAGATATTTTTGGTTACATTAAGAATCACGCTCCACTTAAACCTTGGCAACGTGATATTGCCGAAATGCTTTATAATGAAGCAATTTATTTTAGTCCTCAAGGCAAAACAAAGACCGGAAACGAAGGTTTTGCGTCATGGACGGATTACAATATCATGGCAAAACAGGGTTATTGTGGTCTTGGTCAAGAGAATTATGATGATGGTATTGTAGAGTACGCAATTCACAAAGCTGGTGTGCTTGGCGGAAAGTATAGTACGAATCCATACAAACTTGGATTTACTTTATTGACAGACATAGAAGATAGATGGAATAAAGGTAAATTTGGAACAGAATATGAAGAGTGCAGAGATGAACTTCGAAAAGAAAATTGGGATGAAAATCTCAACCTTGGCAAACAAAAAGTGTTTGATGTGTGCAAGAATTATGATGATTATCAATTGATTAATGAATTTTTCACTAAAGATTTTTGTGAAAAATATGAATTTTTTGAATACAAGAAGCATCCTAACGGCGAAATAAAGATTGAAAGTCGTGATCACAAGAAAATTAAAAAAGGTTTGTTGAAAAAGTACATCAATCGTGGTCTTCCGATTATTAAATTGTTAGCTCCAAGACTAAAGGGTAAAATATTCTTTATGGAGCATCAATGGGATGGATTGGAAATATACAAACCTTATGCAACAGAAGTAATCAGGTCAATTGCATGGCTTTGTAAATCTTCTGTTGCTTTACAGACAAAAAATCAAAATTCAGAAGACATTGTTTACTATCTTAATGCAGACATAGGCTACTTTTTGGATGTTGATGTTAAGGTCATGACCAAGGCACAATTTTTAAAGATTTAATAGGAATATCACATGCTGCGAAGGATAAATTTCTATCTTCAGAATTATCCTCCTTGTTTTATAAACAAGTGGTTTCCATATCATCAAAATAAAACAAAGTCACATAATTCAGATTTAAATATTTTGTTTTGTTTAAACAATATTTCAAATCATTTTTTTATGAGACAATTGATTTATAAAAATTTATTTTTAAATTTGTATCAACTTGATAATATTGAAAAACCAATTGTTGAAATGTCAAGATTTATTGAAAAGTATTGCGAATCATTATTGCTTAGAGGAGAATGTTCCGAAAATGAAATATACATAGATTTTTCTGATAAAAAAAATTATTTGTTAAGAGAATATAAAAAAATTACATATAATGATTTTGATACAAATTGGTTTAATTATGTTACAAATGAACATAAATATTATGAAGTTTTGAACACTTATCTTATAAACATACCTTACAGTTATGTTTGGGCTACACATTTTTCACAAAATATGGATGAAGCTTTGGTTTTAGATGAAAATTTTGAAAATCTTTATCCAACATTAAAACGATTCATGACATTTACCAACAAGATTGAAGATAATAAAAAATATAAATTAATATTTTGGGATGGATCTAAGTATAAAAAATTTCATTTTTCTGAGATTTTCAACAAACTTGATGTAAATGGCGTTTGCATTACAACTAATACTGTTTTCAATGTTTCTTACAGAACAATTGGCTGGTATGATTTGAAGACCAGCACGACAGGGTTTATTAAAGCTTGATTGATTTTTTGACGTTTTGTGCTATGATGTTTTTAACATAGGAGATAGAATGTTATGATGAACAAAAAAATGCAGAATCTTAGGTGGTGTTGGGATCAAGAGTCTGATTCACTAATCGCAAAAATGCGTGAAAATTCAGATGAGGTAATATATTCTCAGTACTCAGTTGAATGGAAAGGCAATCCTGATAAATGGAT